CATATTAGTGTCATCAGTTCTAACTACAACATCCTCATGGTCTGTTCCGTTTATTTCTAACTTTACACCTAACAAGTCTCCGCTATCCTCTCTAAGAAAATAATCTGGATTAAATCCATCTCTTGTGCTTGTTTCCGGCATTTCACCTTTATAAAGTAATGTCTGATGGTCATAAGGGTCATATTTTGGAAAAGAGAAGCTTACATTACCATTGAAATATCTCGGTGGTTTAGCAGCATGATTGTACCCTCTAAAGTCGCCTAATCTGTGCCCTGTTGTGTCTGACGATACCGCATCTGGTTCTTTATACCCAGATTCACTATTTAGGTCAACTGTCCACGCATCCTTTCCTGCACCATAGTTAGCAGGTTTGTGTAAACTCCACTCATTTATATTAGATGATATACATAGCTGCTTTACAGCATTTGTGCTTTCTCCAATAGCATTTCTAGCTAGTGAAGTTGTTATATTTGTAGTTCCTAAAGCCATTATTTCTTTCCTCCTTTTTTAAGCTTCGTAAGCTCCAATTTAAGAGCGTTTATCTCTTCTGAGAGTTCTTGTATAGCTGATACCAAGAAAGGCGTTAATTTGTCGTATTTGATACCTAAATAATCATCATACAACTTACCTACAATCTCCGGCACAACTTCCTGTGCTTCTTGGGCTATTAAACCAACCTCTGTTATAACTCTACTCTTGTTCTCATTCAGTTCCAGAGCTTTCTCATTCCAGTTAAATCTAACTGGTCTCAGAGCATTTATCTTAGCCAATCCATCAGTTACTGTAAAGACGTTTGTTTTAAGTCTCTTATCAGAACTTGAGTAAGCCGTAATCTCACCAGTCGCACTGATATTAGCATTAACTTGAAGATTACCAGTCATTGTGTCACCAGCGGTATTTACAAACCTACTGTTAGATTCACTCTCAGTATAATATCTACCATCATGTGTATGAGAATCATTTGCTACTACAACACTTAATGTAGCATTAGCCATATTAGTGAAAGTAGCTGAACCAGAAGCATCACCAGATAATGTTAGTGTCATATCATGAGATGCAGCTAAAGCACCTATATCTCCAGTAGTAAGTATCCTTGTTCCGTGTGATGTAAGAACACCATCCGTCATATACAAATTGTCTATAATCGTAGCACCAGATGTATTTATATCAGAGTCAGTTCCTATAATTGTATTATATGTTCCCGCAACTTGCGCTCCTGTTTGTGAGTATGTCACATTATGAGGATTAGCAGTAGAGCCTATATGACTCTGTATATTAGAGTTAGCTGGTTCATAAACTCCAGTATGATTATGTGTTATATCAGATTTATCATCTAGCTCATGCTGTAAGTCGGTCTGGTCACTAATTAATCCTGTTATAGAACCCCAAGTTCCACCTGTCCCACCTCCTGCTTCTGCATTTAATACACCATTTCCGTCAATTGTCAAATTAGCTCCAACTTTGATACCACCTAATTGTGTAGCTGATGCTATTGGTAACCCATCCCAGAATGATGGAACTGTTCCTAATGAGTCAGAATATGCTATCACATCTCCATCATCATTTATTAATTGTATTTCACCTCCTCCATCTGGGTTTTTAAGTATAAGCAGTTTATTTATATCATCATATGTGAAGTAGGAATCAAGCCATGAGCCTCCACCACCACCGCCACCGCCACCAGTGCTAGTTGATGCTGTAACATCATAATATATACCTACACTAACATTCTGGTTTCTAAGTAACTCTGACCTAGGTAATGAAGGAAGTCTTCTATATTCTAAACTAATATTTTCCATATCTAAACTGTATCTTTTGTTGTGTTTATATCATCTTTACTGACCTCTGACATTGCTACTGTAACTAGGTCACTGTAAACATCATACTCAAGACCATTCATCATGAACTTAGACATGGTGAATTGGTTGGTGTCAGTTAATACCGATAAGCAAGAGTTTTTTATATCTGATGCTTTTAATTTCATATTTGATAATGTAATAACAGGTCTATTGTAGTTAGACATTACCTTGTTTATCAACCATTGCTCACATGTAGACCTTATTGGGTCACCTGTACCATTAACTAGGTTCTTATCTAAGTTATTAAGCTGGAAGTATCCATTACCGTTAAGTCCGTTGTACATAAGCACACCTTTCTCAAGGCCACCATTAACAGCTCTTGTACCATGTATAGTATTAATATCCTCTCCTTCATTTCTTACATTCTCATTTATCTCAGACTCTATAACTATATCTGTGCTATCAAACTTTTCATAGTCAACATATAATGATTGGTCTGCTAAATCTCTAACTAGCTTAACTGAGAAGTTTTTAAATCTATGCTCAATTGTTTCAGGACTTGATATATTAGTATAACGGTACATTGATATTTTAACTTCCCCATTAAGAACATTGTTCATCTGGTCTGGATTAAGCTTTACTAATACTCCATCAGTAGCTTCTTCATGCACGCTATTAAGTATTGATTCATTTGAAGATCTAGGATGAACCCATTTATTTAATGTAACTGGATCGTCTGTCTTCCAGAAATAATTCGCGTCTATATCATAACCTGTGCCACCTATTTCAATTCTGAACTTATGATATACATTAAATTGGTTTGTATGGTCTGCATTTTCATAACAAGGCCCTTTTCTCATATACATCTCCCAATCCACAAGTAACGCCCAGTTGTAGAAATCATTATCCACTTTGTAATGGTGGCCCCATATTCTCTCAGTATCAACTGTTGTACTAAACACTACATCGCCACTTCCACTATTAGATAGTATAGTTCTCATAAAGTAATCACTATTCTCACTAAGAGGGTATGTTGCATTACCTTGTATACCTTGCGCTATCGCTGTTATGTTTGCTAGACCAGGAACTACCTCAAAATTAGGGTTAGTATCATAGTATAGTTCAGACCATTTCTGATCAGCTGGGCAAGCTGCTTCATCGTGTGGTATTGTTTGAATATGATTAGCACACTCCTGGTACTCACAAAAGTCATCTCTCACCAACTTAGCACCAAGAACATCTGCAATAGCGTATGGAGAATATACAATCCTCTGGTTATTAACCTGATTACCTATTGTCATAGATGAGCCAGTGCCTTTATACTCAAGTTCATTCTCTATGTCGTGAGTGTACTCTGTTGTAATATATGGAAACCCACTATCATACATACCATTTAGAGTATATGAATACCCTGTAAGTGTCTTAGTTCCAGCTATCGCATTGTTATCAAATATTGTGTATCCTACTATTGTATTAGACTGCCCATCTAAGAACAAGTTAGTTCTAAGGTATAAACCTAAAGGCTTTAATACCTCTTCTAATACAGTTCTACATGTCAATGGTTTATCAAGCTCATCATAATAGTTAGCGTTATTTACTACTATCTGATGAAGTAAAGTATTGTTAGTACTCTGCGGCTTCAATGATCCATTCTTCTCTTCTATATGTATATCATATAGATAATGAAATAGATTACCATTTACATCTAGTTTAGTCTTTAATAGTATCCTAGATATTACTTCGTGTATAGTATTCATTCCTGTATACTTCTCACCAGCAACATCAAGATAATCATATGCATCCAATAACGCTATTCCATCATTTGCAGTTATAGTTATGTTGTAGTTTTTAAATTCTGAATACACCTCTTCGTACGTCTCAGTATCAACCCATCCAGACCATTGTGTCTTGTTTCCGGAATCATACGTTAATCTTACTAAGTACTTATGTCTTTCCTCCGCGTATAAATCAACTAACTGTAATGGTTCTGCACTTATAAATGTTATAGTGGCACCAGTTCCAGTAACGTTATTGTATAACGATGATTCTGGTGAGGTTATTGTAAACGGTGAAACACCAGCATTTAATTCAACCACAGGGTCTGTATAGTTCTCTTCAAGTATCTCTATATCATAAAGTATACCACTCTCTGACATAAAACTTGATCTATATTTTATATTCCAAGCCATAATCTATCGTATTTTACTCATTTTTCTTGAATGATTATTAAGTACTCCAACTAGCTTATCACCACGTATTTCAAACTCTACTTGTCCTCCTGTATTACCTCCTCCATTTGCCATCGCGAATAGATTGGCCTGCTGTGCTCTAGTAAGTATCATCTCGCTACTGTTTAATCCAGCATTTATGTTATCCCCTGAGAATGAAGTACCTTGTACAATTCCACCAGATTCAAAGTTCTGCTTATCTTGGTTCTTATTAATCATGGCGTTCATACCACCTATTGCTATTGGTAGTGCTATGGCTGCTGCAACAAGACCCCAAATACCTTTACTAGAACCTTCTTTCGTCATTACACCTATAATAAGCTCTGCTAATAAAGCATTAATTATCTTATTTATAGAACGTAATACACCAACTGTTGCCTTTGCGAACACTTGGTCTTGCCCCTCTATTGCATCTGATATTGAGTTTCCTAAAATATCGAAAGCAGATGCTAACTGTGAAGTTATATTAACTGACTTTCTAAGATAATCATTAAGTGATTTAAGTTCCTTAGTTGTGTCTTCTGGTAGTATACCAGCATTTATGTTCCCAGTACTTACACCTATTGCCTTATTCTCTTTACCCCAGAATGATGCTACCTGCTTATCTATATCAGAATTCATAAGCTTGTCTTCCTTAGCACCTTTTGCTTTATCAAGGGCTTCTATCAGCAGTTTATGTTTTTCAAGGGATATATTAAGCGAATCAATGGCAGCCTTTTCATTCTTATACCAAATAACAATAGCCATCTTATCTTGAAGTGCCTTATTGTTTATCAACGATAGTAAATAATACTTATCAATTAGCTTATCAAATGTGCCATTATCCTTCTTCCTCTGTTCTGCTAGCTTCTCATTTATAATCTTATTTCTAGCTGCTGCTTTTGAAGCTTCTTCTTGTGCTTTAACTAGATCTCTTATAGCCTTTCTCTTACCATCATTAGCTATAATAGCTTCCCTATGGGTCTTTATAAGAGCATTGTTGGTCAGTATATTAACTTTAAGTGACTCTATTTCATCACCCCTTGCTTCTGCTATTCCTGGTATTACATTAGATAGCCTACGCTCTTCTAAGCTAGTTATCTTTTCTTGCATTAACTTATTCTCTTCAAGGAGCTTGTTCATATCCTTGATAGCAGAATTTGCAGTAGTATAGCTTTTATTTATCTTATCCTGCTTTTGCTTTAATAGAGTCTGAGTTTCTTTAGTACCGAATTGCTGTTGTGCGCCGGCATCATAGAAATCAAACTCTTCATCAGCGTAAGATCGTAATACGTTAAGGAAGTCAGCGAACTCTTGCATTAAGTATCTTAATGATTTAGACATTACGCTGTTACCTTCATCAATAGCTATTACAAGACCTTGCCATGCACTAGTAACCTTAATTATATCACCTGAAAGGTTATCAGCCATTATCCTAGCCATTTCATTAGTTGTACCTATTGCATTTTGCAAAGACACATCAAATTTATCTATCTCACCAGTTGATTCAGCTAGTATAACACCTGAGTTTGCAGCTGTAACACCAAACAATTCAGTTGATGTTGTTAGTTTATTAGTAGAGTCATTTATCATTGTCATGGCCTCACTAAAGGATAATCCTTTTTGTGCAAGCCTTATGAATATCCTCCTTAGAGATGTACCCATAGTCGATGCTCTAAGCCCTTTATTAGCAAGCACTCCCAACATGGCTGCGGTTCTCTCGAAAGATACACCAGCTTGATTAGCAGCAGTTGCAGCATAAGGCATAGCTATTTTTAATTTATCGAATGATAATGCTGATATTGTAGTAGCCTTAGCTAATACATCAGCAAAATGTGTTGAATCCTTAGCATCTTTATTAAAGGCTTTAAGCGAGGCACCTACTAAGTTAGCGGAGTCTGCAAGACTTATTCCCATCGCTGTGCCTAGGTCAAGTATAGCTTTAGTCATATCAAGTATCTCAGTTGTTGAGAAACCTAATCTTGCTAATGCTACCTGTAGCTTAACTACTTGAGTGGCAGTGTGTACTGTAGATGAACCTAAATCTTGAGCTTGCTTGCTCAATGCCTTCATTTCTGATTTGGTACCACCCAAAACAGCCTTTAATTCTGATGTAGCCTTGCTAAACTCTAACATAGTGTTTAACGCGCTTCTTAGTGCAGCTACAACGGCTATTACTGCTATACCAGCAGCGGCAGAAGACAGTTGTAATCCCTTCATACCTTTTGAAGAGTTAGCAGAGAAGTTATTCAATGCTACGGATGCACCTTTCAATGAAGATGTAAAAGCTCCTGTGTTTAATCTAAGGCCGGCTACTATATTAAATTTTGCGATAACTATGTCCTCCTATTGTATTAAGTTTATATTTTTTAGCTCTCAATCCAAGTTTTATTGAATGTGCTATGTTTTCTTTCTGTGTTATCCACTCTAAGTTAGTAGATGAGTTGTTTAGTTTGTTACCATCAATATGGTTCACTACGGCACCATAAAAGTATCCATCTACGAATTCAACGGCGACTAGCTTATGAACTGTCCTACTGTATCTCTTATCGTCATTATCTCTCAAAGTAAGCTGTCTATATCCTGTGGAATAAGATCTTGATTTAAGTATGACTGCATCTCTCCAATCTTTACCATTTCTAGTAAATCTGGCTACACTTCGTACATTTCCAAGATCTGATACCTCGTAACGACCGTTAAACCCTGTTATTGGTTTATACTTTTCTTTAGCCATATTATATGTTTATTATATATTTTGTAAGTTGAATTTCTTCTTTATCCTTTCGCGAGCTGCCTCAATATCTTTGAGTGTCATTGGCTCTGCTGTATCGCCATCATCCCAAGCAAATTTCATTACATCAGTAGCTTTTACTGGTTTAGAAGACTGAGATGCAATTGTAGCATGTATACTCATCCTTAGCATTTCCCACTTCTCTTTATGACTCTTTATATATGAGTTAGATATGTAACCTATTTCATCAGGCGACATCTCATCTAGGAAATATGCTGGACTTATTTTGCAATCATGAACTACGAATCCATATAGTTCAGCAAGCGACATCGCTGAACCTTTTTTAGAATCTGGATCCTTCTTTACTTTTTTTCTTCCGTAAGTTTAGCAAACTGTGCAAGTATACCTTCACCTTCTCCACTCTCAAGTACATCAATAAAATCTTCAAGTGTGTATATGAAATTAATCGGATTTGATACTTTCAGTATACAGTATATATAGATTAGTTGGTCTTTAAGTGATGTTAGTTCCGCTATTGACTTATCTGTTATCTCTTCAAACAAGAACATTGCTCTGTATGATGAAGATTTAAGTTTGTAATTTACGTTTTCTATTCTTATGTTAGTTTCCTTAATCATTTTCGTTTCCTTATTAAAAATTATAGTATAGATACAAAACAGGGCCTTGTTATCGGCCCCATCTGTAATCATTTATCTGTTATCTACTTACGGAGTTGTTACCTCTGTACTAACCAATTCTCCTCTACCTTGTAAACTTACAGAGTAGCTAGCGTTTTCACTATCTCCTGCTGTTTGATTGATAGAAGTTATGATAGCCTCACCACTTACAGTATAAGTGTTAGCTGCGTCACCGTCTTGATCGTATTTTGATTCTACTGTTACTATTGTCTTAGCTAACATTAAGTTCATTAATGCTGTGTAAGATAAATATGTTGCTTGATCTTTACCTAAGTTCATTAGCGCATCAGTAGACGCTGTCCATGAGAATCTTCCATATTCAGCACTAGTGAAATCACCAGAACCTTTACAAGATATTTCCCTAACAGCGTTTGTTAATTCAATTGAATGCGATGTTGCACAAGCAAGAATTTTACCCTCTACGCTTAGTATAATATCACCACCATCAATTACCTTATCTAAAAAAGCCATATTGTTATGTTTTTGTTATTACTTTATTTATTTTCTTTGTCTTATTAATTAACTACTTATGCTAGGGTAGTTCCAGAAACCACATTACTGTAGTTTGAGTCCACTATGTTTGTATCACCTAATGCCTTAACTCTGAAAAGGTATTTAGTACTAGGCTGTAATCCAGTAACGTCACCCGCTATTGAATCTGTGCTTAGTATTTTAGCAAGTATCCAATCTACTCCATCAATACTGTATTCTAAGTTTATTCCGAATTCATTAGGTATGTCATTAACATCTGTCCAATCTAAATTTGCTGTTGAGCTAGTCATTGTTGGAGGGTCTAATACAGGTGTATTAAGTTTAAACCCTTCCTGAAATTGTATTCCACCTCTTCCCTGTAATGAAACAGAGTATGAAGCATTCTCACTATCACCAGCAGTCTGGTTGATTGATGTAATTATACATTGTCCTTTGATACTTATTGAATCTGTACCTTCCATATAGAACGAGTCTATATTAATTAATACCTTTTCAGACATTAATTCCATTAGGTTGGTATAAGATACATACATAGCACTGTCCTTTCCTAAGTTCATTAGAGCATCCGTTGATGCAGTCCAGCTAAATCTACCATACTCAGCAGAGGTGAAATCACCACTACCTTTACAGCTGATCTCTCTAACCGCATTAGTAAGCTCTATTGAGTGAGAAGTAGCACAAGCTACAATTAAGCCATTAACGCTTAAAAGTATATCGCCACCATCTATTACCTTATCTGTAAAAGCCATCTATGTGTTTTATATGTGTGTTTGTGTTTTATTTTATGTCAAATAGCAACTGTTGGTAATATATACCGTCAGTGAAGTCTTCGCTAATTCCTGATAATCTTACTCTTGATATAAGTATATCATCAACAGTTCCAGTAAAGTACTCTAGCGACTTTCTTACTTTGTCTGCTAGGTCTACCACTTCTGTGTATGATACCGAATAACACATCACTTCAACTAACGCTTGGTCAGTTCCGCAATCTTTAGAGTATTCAGTAGTCAACTCTGCCCTTCTTGTTACTATTAGTGGATAGTCAATATTCTCTGCGATAGCATCTTTATCAGGTACTATGTTTGGAAATATCTTATTATCCACTATGTCTGATACATCTGTATCATTGTATAATATGCTGTATACAGCTTTTAAAATTTTAATCATGTGCTTGAGTTCCTTCTTATTATAGATGCTACTACACGCTCTATACCCTTATTAAGGTATGGTTTTATAGTAGGTAATGTCTTCTTTATGGCTCTTTCAGCAAAGCCTAGTCTAAATGAGTAGTTCCTACCCTTATAGTCTGTTGTTGCTTTACCTACGGCACCAGTCCATTTACCTCCTGACGTATACCTATCTTTAGTACCCTGGTCTATTGAATACGCATACTTGCTACTACTCTCGTACTTAGCATAATATGTATCCTTACCTGATGTAGCAGTTGTTCTAAAGCTATTAAGTAGGTTTCCTGATATCACTGACTTCTGTTTAGTAAGGTTGACTTTAGAGTCTTTTTCCATCCTTTTAATAGGTGCTTTAACAAGGGCTTTAAGCTTTCGCTTATCGCGCTCATTAGTAAGCTGTAATGCTCTAAAAATACGTTTTACTTCCCTTTTGTTCAGTAACTCAATATATACGTTATTAGCCATGATCTATCTATGCGTTTATTCGTTTATCTTTGTGCAGCGTAATTGTAACCATCTGTTAGTATCGTCTGGTCGAATAAAATCTATCTGATAAAACTTACCAAATACAAAGACTCTATCCATTTCATTGATGTCTGTTTGATTACGTACATTAATCCGTAGCCTAACTACGTTGAATACTTCATCATTATCAACACCCTTGTTACCAATATGATTAAGAACATACGCTCTAACAAGTCTTAGTTCAGACCAATTCTCATCGTACTCACCAAACTCATTCTTAACAGCGGTCTTACGCCATACTGCTATTCGTCTATTTAATGCTCCTGATCTTTCCATACTACCAGCGACTTACAACATTACCACTAAGCAAACGTTCAAATGTCTTATTATCTCTAAAGTTTATTCCAGATGTATAAGATGTTCTCTCCATATCATACAGGTCTGTTATCTTAACTAAGATAGCATTAACAACCTGATAAGGAGCCTCATCTATATCATATCCAGTTTCAAACCTAACTATTAATTTATCAGCATCAACCGTTTCCGTGAATCTAATTAAAAACTCAGTATATCTAGTCTGTACCTCATACTCTGTCACAGGTATTTCAATACCTTCCTTAACAGCTATGATTGATACAACCGATCTAAACGGATGCTCTGTTATTAATAATGCGTCACCTCTATAATCTATATACTCTAAAGTATTTAAAGTAAGAGATATATCGGTACCTGTATAGTCTTCAGCTGCACCTGTTGCACTTTCAATTAGAAATAAGATATGCTCATTATCATCTACAAAGTCTTCCTCAACATTAAGTTGTTGTTTAGCTTGTTGTAAAGTAACTACCGAGCCTTCTTTTTCTTTTATAACTTTGTTTACATATCTTCTCATGTTATGAACAGGTTAAATTAAGGGGAGTGTTTCATCCCCTATAATATTGTTGTCTACTATGCAGGATCTAAGTCAGCAGTCTTAGCAAAAGCGATAGGGTTCTTAACCGCTACGTCTGCTAATTTGTTCACAGTGATAACAACTTGACCTGTATCAGCCATAGTATACTTATCAACTATGATTTCTACCATACCGTAGTCAGCTACGAATATCTTAGAAGTGTCACCATATACAACGTACTTCTGGTCTACACCATCCTCGAAAAGATTAGAATACCAGAATGGAGTACCATCATATACAACACCTTGTCCGATGTTTACGTTACCAGCTCTCTCAACTAAGAATCTTCCTGATCCAGCGTCAATAGGTAAAGCTTTAGCCTCGAAGAAAGTCTTTCTGTTTGCTAAGAAAGCACCGTCTAATTCAACTTCTGCACCTGCCATTAAAGCATCGAATCCAGTTTTAGTTATGTCAGAACCAGCTATTACACTAGCAACTGCTAATGCTTTAGCATATACTTCTTTAGTGATAGCTCTATCACAACCTTTTACCATGTCACCTAAAACTGACTGTAAGAAGTTATCAGTAGCTGAACTTAATGTCTCAACTGTGAATGTCTTTCTTACTGTAAATCTCTTAGGCTTAATAAGGATTCCATCAGGGGTAACGATGTCACCAGACTGAGGAACAAGCTCTAATGCTAATTCTCCTATGATTGGATCCTCGAAAGGTAATGTGAATGTTCCTTTAGCTCCCGATAATACATCAGTTCCCATTTGTTTCCAGATAGGTTCGTAACCTAGAATGTCTAAGTCAGCTATGTAATTAGGTATTACATTTCCCATTACGCTTGTATCCCCATCAAGTGCATCTCTTTGTGCAACTATTGCGCCTCTGTCACCATTCTCAAAGTTAGATCTAAAAGCTTCAAATAATTTATTCTCTTTCATGTTTTTTTGTTTGTTGTTTAAATTTTCAAGGTCACGTTTTGTAGCCTCTTCTTTTTCTTCTTTCTGTCTTTTAATTTCAGCTTCTAGTTCTTCCTTCAATTCAGCACGTAATGCTTCTTTTTCAGCTTCCTTAGATTCTAATGCTCTTTTAGCTTCCTCAGCGTCAAGAGACTCGATTTGAGAGCTTACATCAGCTCTCTCTGCCTTCAATGTATCAATCAAAGTTACCTCGTCTTCTGTAAGTTCTCTCTTAGCTTCTTTAGCTGCTGAGATAACTCCTTCAAACTCAGTTTCTTTAGACCTAATCACTTCTTGCAATTCTTGTTTAGTCATAAAAACTTGTTTTCAAATTAGTAAAATACTCATCAAGCTGAGCCTCTCTAAGTGATTCAGCCTTAATTAGTTCTTGTTCTATTTCTTCGTATTCTCTTAAAGACACGCCAACCTCTGTTTCTGGGTAAGCTGCCTCTGTTTGTAGCAATGATACATCAGCTATCCTACTCATTCCTCTTACAGAACGTAGTAATACTCCATCCTCTGCTCTACTCCACGTAAAATCATCCTTACGTAAGTAAAACTTAAATGAATTCTCAGATATATCTCCTCTACTAACCATTTCTAAAGTATCTCTACCTCTCTGGGTATCTGGTACCACAAACTCATAGTAAAGGCCTATTTCATCCGCTCTGAGTTGTAAAGTTCCGCTCTTAGTTCTAGCTAATAGTAACTCTTTAGTATGGTCTAAAACCATTACTGTATCTTTAGAATTACGTAAGCCTTCCTCTAATGAACCAGGAAGTAACACTTCATAAAATATCTTTTTATCTTCTGCTATTAATTTACTCCTAACATTGTACTTAGCAGCATAGCCATAAATTATCTTTTCACCACCTTCACCAGCTCTAACTGATACTGTGTCTGGCGATATTCTGTATTCTCTTGTCATATATGTTGTATTTATTTTATTAACTTCCATCCTTTATAAGTCTTTCTTTTACCAGACACCAATTTATTGGCTGCATTTTTACTATATCCTAGTATTGTTACAAATTGAACAGGTCTAACATCTAGTATCCTTCTTCCATCCTCATGTTCAAATGAATACCTTTTATGGAATCTTGACTTATCTGCTGCCCATCCCTTTAATGTGTATCTACTACCATTAATAATATGGTTTAAACTGTGTCTTAGCAGTCCATATCTAGACTCTAATTGTTCTCTAGTTCCAGTAGCTACACTACCATCCTCATGATATATAGTAAATACTTCATAACTTGAAGGCCTTATTTCACTACCTCCTTCTCCACCAGCAGTTGAATTATATTCATTGCTTTTATAAGTGTTAGCAGCAGCTATATATTGTATTTCAAGGTCATTTAATTCATCTTCTGGTACATCTGCTTCTACTATCTCCCAAGTAAAATTATCTTTTCCATGTTTTCTTATTGCACGGTGAAAATGGTCATTATAAGATTTATCTTTTGCATTAAATGAAGAAGCATAATGGTTATTTTTGCGTTTGCTTAAACCTGTTATAGTCTTACCAAAGTATCTTTTGCCATTGAGTAAGCATGTGGCTTTATAAATTATTCCCTTCTTCATCAACTTTATTCTGTGTACCATCTATACGTCCCCAACCAGGAGTATATGATTCTATAGCTTCATTCTGCACTTGCAAATAATGCTTATCCATGTTAGGGTTTTCACTCTCCTTGAATCCCATCTCTTTAGTGGCTTCATTAGGAGTGATTATTCCAGCTGTGGTTAAACTTCTGAATGCTGTTGCTTTAGCAGCCATATCAGCCTCAAGTAACGCATCCATGTTCATACGTATATTGATACCTTCCATTAAATCTTCCTTATTAAGCATCTTATACTTAATCTCTTCTTCATATACACTTGTTATAGGTGATAATGTAAAGGTCTTAAAGCTTAAAGTCTGCTGTTCTATGTCTGTTTGGATTGTTTCTGTATTTGAGTACATGAAAGTAGGTATTCCATACATGGTGTATATCTCCTCTTTCGTGAATCTCATTGTAGCAACCAATTCCGCATCCTTAAACTGTATAGCAATAGGATTTAATTTGGTGTTGGGAGGTAGTTGCATTATTTTACCAGCATTGTAAGTACCAGTATATTTGGTATTGAACCTCTGCGCTCCTTCTAGTGTTGCTTTGGCTCCTGCTGCTGTGTTAATAGTACTTTCTAAAGCCATAGGACTTAATGCCCTGTTGTTGTAGAATGATATTACAGTATTAGATGCTTTATCCATTATCTGCATAGCTTGCATTGCTGCTGATACAGGAGGTAACCCGAATACACCGTCTACTGATATACCTTTGAAGTGTAGTAGGTCTTTATTGTTTATCCACTCATCTGATCGTCTAGTATGTCTCTTGTCTAGTATGTTATCACCAGCTAAAGACCATTCTATCTTAAACCTTAAACCACCTTTACCATTTCCCTTAAAGTCATAGTCTGTTACTATTGATGGATGGATTATTTCATTTCTTCCTTTTCTTAAATCTACGAAAGCATTTCCGTATATGCTTCTATGATATTCCAGCGTAGACCAAAATACTTGGTTGTTCTGTACATCATTCATTCTGAACCTTAGATTGTAATAGTGTCTAAATTCAGGATAGTCTTCACTCTCTTTAAGTATCTGTAAATCTAGCTGCGATATAGAACTTGATAGTATCTTAGCAGCAGTAAATACTGTAAGCATATTATTAGGCTCTACTGGATCACCTATGCCATCTTGCATTACAATAGGTGTACTAGACTCATATACATCGTATTTAAGTGAAGTTCTTCCCATGTTCTTTACACCATGCATCATAACGTGGCCTAAGTCAAATATGTTAAATCCCATATATATTGTGTTTGTGTTTGTTTTATTTATTTATTTGTTTTGTCAAATTGTTGAAGTAACCTTTATGTATAGTCCAGTCGTGCAGTGATTTAAGCCTTTTACCTACTAATTTACCAGTAGTATCTGCCGATTCACCTGTTATAGCTCTAAAGTCTTTCCTACTTATATTTTCTAGTACTCTTCCATCTCTATGATAAAATGTATGAACTGATTTTAAATTATCCTTATTCACACCCCAACCTTTTGTTGTTTTATTTTTACCATTTACAATTGCATGTACTAGCTTTAATTGTATTCCATACTTTTCACTAAATTCATACCTTGTTATTTCCAACTCATATTTTCCAGATGTATGATAAAAATTATATAATCCACTATCATACTTTGGGTGGCTTTCACCTGATGGCACAAAAATACCATCTCCTCCTTCTGTCATGTTCATACCATTTCTATAAGTATCGTATAAAGCAATGTACATTGACTCCATAGCACCAAGTACTATCTTATATCCATTGTCTATCTCTTCAAACTTATATCTATCAATACCGTACTTAGTTATAGCACTATCGAAATGATACTTTACAGTAGCTTTCTTATGCCCGTTGATCCTTTGTTTTAAACTTTGTGTGGTCAACCCAATATATACAACGTTATCGTCTACTATATCTGTAACTTTATATATTATTCCTTTTTTCATTTTATTCTATCTAATTCAATATGGTCTTCTGTAAATCCATCTAGTACCATAGATAAAGAATCCCAATTAATTTTAAGGTAAAGTCCTACTGCCATTGCTAACGCTACTGCACCATCAACACTGTCTTTCGACTTGTTCTTGGTTATCTTACAGTTGTTGTTACCATCATAGTACATAGTTACATTCATGAAACACCATCTTAGAACAGGGTTCTTAGATAAGTTGATTTGTTTGCTTAGTATTAATCTCTCAAGATACTTAATAGGAGCATTGAAATATGAAGCATTCTGTGGTGCCGCGTATAAGTCCATGTATAATGAAGATTCTATCTCTGCCATTAGAGTAGTTGAGTTCCAAGGATCAAAACTAATGCCTTGTACATCAAATATCTCTGTGAATTTAGTTATTCTATCTAATATCTTATGATAGTCTAGTATCTTGCTATCATGTGCTATTATATGTCCGTTATCAATCCACGGTTGTAGGTCTATTCCAGTAGGTCAGGAAAGTAAAACTCTGGAAACACCTCTATCTTACCAGTTTCCTGGTTTTCAACTACTGCCACTAAAGATGATAAGTCCTTAGTTGTAGAAAGGTCAAGACCTAAATAAGCCTTGTTTCCTCTTAGTTTCTCTAACTCAGGCTCAAAGAAGCATTCTTTATAGTCTTCGTCTGGTATCCATACATTCTCTGCATCAGAGTATATATTAAGGTTCTTAACCTTGAAGTTATTTAAGTCTGTTATGGTTAATGAAGCCTTTTTATAGGCTATCTTCATATCCTCAAGACTCATTGTTACACCGAGGCTAGGATTAGCTTTAATCCATTTATCTGGATCTTCAACCTCTGATTCATCATCTAACATAAATAATATGTATAGTGTAGAATCATCGTCTATCTCACCATCTAGTGTCTTTTTACCTATTTCCACATCATTGAAGAATGGTAACGTCTTATCGAAGCCGGCAGTACTAACTGTTAGAAGCATTGGATTCTCCCGGGCTAACATACCAGTTCTCATTATATTAGTCAAGTCCTTAGTCTTGTGGGCATGTGCCTCATCAATAATAGTATAACTAGGATTAAGTCCATCAAGTGTCTCTGCATCGGAAGTTAAGGCTTTAAATATACCTGTACCGTTATCACTTGTTTGTAACTGGTACTGCATTATCCTTATTCTCCTCTTTAAAGCAGGACTATCTCTAACTATTTCCTTAGCATATTTAAGGGCTTGGCTTGCTTGGTTCTGTGTAGTTGCTAAAACATAGCTTTCTGCACTCCTCTCTTCTTTTATTAGGGAGTATATCGCGAATATGGCTCCTAGACTAGTCTTACCACTCTTCCTTGATATGAATATCAAAACATCTTTAAATAACCTCTTGGTTAAATCTTTATCTCTGTAATACCCAAACATCTGCATTGTTACCCATACCTGCCACGGTGCCGGCTCGAACTTGCTTGGTTTCCCATGCTGCGTTATGTTTACGTAATAAAAGAACTTAATTACCTTTTTAACTGACTTTTCATCGAAGTAATACTTCTCATGTAGTTCAGATCGTCTCTGTATTGCTTTATGTATGTATTCACAGGCTACTATTTTACCACTTAATACATCTTCCTCGTATTGAAATGCTGCCTTATAATGTTTATCTACGTACTCGTCTTTACTCTCTTTCATATAATCAGTTTTATTCGTGTATCAAAAAAGGAACCGCACCGTCTCTGATACGGCTCCGAAAATGAAAAATGAAATTTAATTAAGAAAAACAGTTTATATAATATTTAATCAATCCTTATTAAAACGAGTAAAGTTTTAGTCTTCATCACTAGAAGGTTCTAAGGTCTTAACCTCAACGTCCTTACTTAGTGCTTTTATGTTTGTTATCAGATGCATTACCTCACCTGCTGGTCTTTTCAATAGATATAGTACCACGTCATTTAATAACGCTGCTGGTAGTATAATCATATTCTCTCTAATCTCTTCTTTCATTTTCATTCTTTATGTTAATCTTGGTCAAATCCATCATCTCCGATAGTAGTGAGGGCTATATTTAACTCTCTCCTTGATGCTGGATCTATACCTAATTTTTTTCCTATCTGTAATATAAGCTTAACTGCATTGTTGTAGATAACTACTGATGGATTAGCTTTACTAGAATCTGCATCTAATATACCGTTATCCTTTATATCATCCTTAGCCATCTTAGCTAAACCTACATTGTAAAGTAGCTCACCTATTATAAGATCATCTACATCTTCATAGACACCTCTATCTTTTAGGAACTGAACTAACTTCGTGCTTGTTACTTTAGCCATATATAATATCCTATTTGATTAAAATCTTCCTTATAGAAGCACCAGCCTTGTTTAAAGCAATGGTAGCTTCTTTCTCAGATTTAAACACACCTAAGCTGAACGTTCTACCCTTACTAATGTAAGTGGCTTCATATCCTTTTATTTTAACTTCCAGTACCTCTTGTTCAGGAGCTATCTCGATATCTTCATCAGTTATCTCATTATCCATCTGGATATTATCTATATGCTCCATATACAAACCTAATAAAGCATCCTTAGTAGCCTTCTTACTGAAACCTATTCCAGAATTCTCTAACGCTTCTTGTAGTTCTCTCTTAGTCATAATGTTTTATCTTCCTCCTAATCTAGCGTCGTTGCCTAGTTTAGTCAAACCTGCGAACGCTACCACTGTCAACACTACATGGCTTAACCTAATACTCTGTTCCCAGTTAATAGGATTAAAATCTAATGCTGTGTATGATAGCAGTAAGTAAGGTAGTACTACCACCACAACCGCTAACATTAATATATTGATTATCTGCTCTTTCATAATTAATTTTCTAATTTTTTCATTAATTCAAGACCTCTCAGTCTATTTTCATCACTGTATTTACTGTTATCTGCCCTAGTTTTCGCTCTATGGCATTTCTGACACAAAGGTTGCAAATTATCTAAATCTAGGAACAGAAACCAGTCACTTGCTGTCGTTCCTGTTAGAGCTGTAATATGATCGACTAAAACTGCGGGAGTCACTCTTCCTTTTGCTGTACATAGTCTACATAATGGCTCATTTGCAAGGACATGACACCTTGTATCTCTCCATACCTTCTTGTTATACCAACCAGCTCTTGATGCCGGCGTATATCCTAATAACTCTTTCTTATTGTTATTAGACCAAGGGTATTTAGACTTATTGCCCATATTGCTTTTTTAAGCTGCTTTTTACTTCTTTCCTATATTTGGCTCTTAAATTTGCTTCTCTCCTCATCTTACTAAAGTAAGCTTTGATAGCCTTAAACCCTATGATATATACGCTTGATGCGAATAGTATTCCGGAGTTAATAGCTATGAAAGAAGTATAATTCTTTGCCATGAATGGAGAATAGAATGCTGTGAAGCTTACCATTCCTACCATTACTAAGTATAGAAGTAAATAAACGTGTATTAATCTATCCTTATATAACATGTTTGTATATCTTATTTTAAATTCATTTTTTACATTCCTTTACTTTAAAGTATTATAGTAAACATCAGTAAGTTATGCTATATACGCTGAGTACTACATGATTAGCATTAGCTTCTCTATACTTATACCGTATCTTACAGCATATCGCGCGACTGTAACACTATCATCTCTAGTGACTTTGTTTATTCCCATCACACGTAAGCACTTTCTGACCTTATTCACATGCTCAGGGTACTCAGTACGCATTACGTTCTTCACGTCTGCCTCTGAATTATCCCATTCAATATCAAAAGCTGTGCGCCTTGGTGTCTCTTCACTGTATTCAGTAATCTCCGTTGTATCCATTAGTTAAGTATGTATTATATAATCCTTGTAAGTCTATTGTATCTAGTCTGTATAGTTCAGTATAACCAGAGAATATTCTACCCCTCCATATATACCTGTTATCATCATTCAATCTGTGTATGAACCTCTCGAACCTATACATATCCGATCTGGTTCCTATAACCTCGTCTAATAGAGTTATGACGAAGCTATCTGGCATCATTAGTAGTCTACTGGACAAGTCTCTAGTGAACCCTACCTTGAGGCAGTCATTTCTGCTATTCTTAATATGTATAAGATAGACAGATGCTTGTGTTCTTTTCCTTGCTATATCCAGTAGCTTACCCATGTTCTCCTTTTATAACCTAGAGTATAATGCTTCTGGCATAACCACACCAAGTGCATTGTATAATTCTATTCCAATAACTCTAAGCATATCAAATGAGTAGTAGAATGGTACTAACTCATATCCTTTAAGCTTTCTCCTAGTTGTCTCTACGAAGTTAGCTAATAGCTCTTTATCATCATTTCTGTACATGAAGATAGGTTGTAGTTCTGAATTAGCGAACCTATCCGTTACATCAGATGAGTAACCTAACTTAACAGCATATTCACCGCTATCTAATTTAATTCTGACTATGTATATACCTGCCTTTGCTGTTTTATCTTCTGCTTCTGTCATATTGTGTATTTATTATTGTTGTTTTTTTAGAAAATCTCTAACTAGGTTCTCAAACTCTGCATCTGCCCTTAAATCATCAGTAGAACCAAATCCTGATCTAGTCTTACCTTCTTCAAGCATATCAGTTAGATACATCTCTACTGTCTTCATGTTATCAAACACTCTGAACTGTGCTATCCTAGTATAAGCTGGTATGAATGTGTCTGCGGTAGCTAATACCGGCATCATCCACTCCTCACCATAAGCATTGTCTATAATACCTGTTGAATTGGTCTGAATTATCTTAAACTTAGCGAAAGTTGAGCTTCTAGGTAGTAAATGTGCTTCTTTACCTTCTGGTATAGCTATACTAACACCAAGTGGTATATAAACAGCATCACCTTTCTTTAAGTGTATGTCAGTTGATGATTTCAAATCAATCCAGTCACCATGTCTTTCAGGTAAACACTTATCGTCTATTAAATATATTCCTATCTTATCCATTTTTCTATTTCTTTTCTACATTAGTTATATCCTTATACTTATCTTTCTCTTTTAAATACGTAGATGCTGTTATATGTTCATTCGTATAAGGGTTAATGAATATGTCTGTGCATCTGTTATAAACTAGAATAATCTGATCTCTTATCCTTAGTATCCTCTTTGGTCTTATCTCTCTCATATGTTATTAAGTGCGGGCCAGTTCTCCTCTAATTCTATCAAACCTTTATGCCCTTCATTCTTCTTCTTGATTCTCTCATATATAGCATCTTGCTTAGTGCTTAATGCTCTTCTATAAGTAGCCAAACCTAGTAAGAAGTCTAGTTCCCAATCGTTTATCTTATTCTCTCTCCTTAGTTCTAAGAGCCCATAATGCTCTGCTATCTCTGTTCTTGTCATAATCATTACCATACTTCATATTTGTGTGTTATCATCTTTCATATACTATATTATAGTAAAAATATAACACTAATGCTATATATAATACCCTAATAATTATTTTATATATAAATACACATGGGGGTGGTCGCCGACTATAAATCAAGTACTGGAATTTGAAAAATACTTCCTGTATATACAGGATAGAGCACGTGAGTATACCAGTAGTAGCGTGGTAACCAGTATATAAGGTATAGGAGTATCGTGTGATGTATGTACATAAGGCTCTAAGCAGCAGGTAGTATATATATATAGGTATGTTGTATAGCAGAGAGAGAGCAGTGGTAGAGAGAGAGTAGTCAGTGACGGATGGGTTAGTACGCGCGTATAGTGGTTAGGTGATGAGATCC